GTGCGGGCATTGCTCTCGTTTATGTAAACGCAGACAATGGATGGAGGTTGAAATATAACGACTAATGGCTAACTTACAAGATATAGTAAACAGAAGTGAAGTAGGCGCAATCAAGCCTTGGACTAAAACTACAGCTCCAGATGGTTATTTGTTATGTAATGGTGCTGCCGTATCAAGATCAACCTATGCAGAATTATTTGCTGTAGTTTCTACAACTTATGGTTCTGGTGATGGATCAACAACTTTTAACGTTCCTCAATTACAAGGTAAAATGCCACAAGGTTTTGATGGTAATACATACAATTTAGCAGGAACTGGAGGAGCTAATACCGTTACAGTAGCTGTAACTAATAACCAAGGTGCAACAAATACTAATAATCAAGCTGTTACTGTAACTGGAGCTATTTCAAATACATCACTTACAGAAGCTCAATTAGCAGCACATAAACACACTGGTATAGGTCTTCCATTTACTACTCCGAACCCTTCGGGTCCAACACAACTTGCAGGATTATGTTACCAATGTTTCCAAGGTAATGATTTTGGTCAGCCTGCCGCAGCTATTACTGAACATATGCTAACAGCAGGTTCTGGAACAGGTCATAATCACAGTCATACTTTATCAGGAACATTGACAGGTAGTGTTACAACAAGTTTAACTGGAGCTGTAACAGCTGCTGGTACCAATTCATTTTCACCTTTTGTGGTGGTTAACTATATTATAAAGCATTAGGAGATACACATGGCAACACAAATAGTAATAGCAAATGGAGAGTCTATAACACTCGACGGAAATTATAAAATTTCTTGGGATGATAAAGGAAATTCAATGCCTACATTACCTAATACTATTCATTATGTTATTTGGAATAATTTAATTGGGCAAAATGAAGTGCAACAGAAAGATGCATCAACAGGTAATATGACTGGAAATGTTAATTTAAATGCAACGTCTGATGTTGTTTCTGGATCTACTACCGTTGCTAATTTATTAACTTGGGGAGAAACAAGAAAAGGTCAAATAGAAGCAGCACAAACAAGTTTTGTAAATGCACAAAATGGAGGAACGGCTACTGCTAGTGAAACTTGGAGAGATTACGATTCTAATTATTAGTAAATTTCTTCTTTGAGATCTTTATAAGGTCCATTTAAATCTACATAATGTATGAATAATTGATGATGCCAACATTGTTGTGGCTGTGTAAAAACAGGTCTCCAATGCTCTACTTCACATCCTTTATAAATTACACCGTCTCCTTTTTCTATTACAATAGGTTTATCTCCTAAACATAAAGGCCATTTATAATTTTTATCTTCATAAAAATATTTTAATGTTATGGAAACACTAATTTCACACTGAGGTCTGTCTTTGTGTTTTCCTAAATTTGCACCTGAAAAATAAATTCTATTAAAAGAATAAATAGGTTTAAGTTTTAAATTTGTTTCTTTTTCTATTTTAGGTAAAAGAAAATGTGTAATGTGATAGTATATTTCTGATTTACTTGAATGAAAAGATTGTGATGCAGGAACATAAGCATCAGGTATATTAGAACCTTTTGACGCCACATTTAAACTTCTTGATGATAAAAATTCTACCAAATCATTTGATAATAAATTTTTAATATATTTATATTTGTTTTTTTCTAACGTATCCATGTAATTATAGAGTGTCTATCACCATTTGAAACTGGAACTACAGCATGAGGAAAACAAAAATTACTAGGGAAAACTACAGCGCTACCTTTCTTTTTTGTAACTGTGTAAGATTTATCTTCAAAGAAAACAAAATCACCTCCGTCATAATTATCATTTAAAATAAATGAAATACTTAAAACTCTAGGAGCTAAATCATAATGATCGGTATGCATTTTATATTCTCCGTTTTCTGATCCTTTATATAATAAATGATCATACCCAGTATCTTCTATAGAAAGACCTGTTACAAAATGAGGATGTTTATTTTTATAAGTCACAAGAATTTTACCTACAGCTTCATATAAATATTTATCATATTCTTTATTTAATCTTTTATAATGACAATTTCTTTCGCTTATATCTTCTACATTATCTCCTGTTGTCGCTCTTTCAAAATAATTTGTACCAAGATTATTACAGATTTTATCACAAATCTCATCGGATAAAACGTTTTCAATATTTAAAATATATTCTGTAATTGGTTTCATTTAAAACTTTTCTTACTCCAAAAAAACTTTTTATACCTATCCATCCACTCACTATTAATAAGGTTTAAAGTTTTACGGTGCAATTTTTCTATATAAAAACCAGACCACATTTTCCAAGACTCCCTTTTAAAAGGAATTACTTGCACCATAGGTTCTCCTTTTTTAATGATAAATTGTTTATTTCTTTTATGTAAAATAAAAGGAAAATTAATTAAACTAATATATGTGTCGGTATCTACAACACCAGATATAATTTCAAATCTAGATTCTATTCTGTTCATAGGTTTTATAAACAAACAACTATAACCTGGTGGAGTTTTAATCAACCACTTGTTATGAAACTTACCAGCATTCTCTCCCGTCGTTTTGTGCCATTTTTCAGGTAGTTGTGTTTTGTTGTGAAAACCAAAATCCTCTGACTCTTTGCTTGCTGGTATTACTGTAAAATCATTTTCTACAGAATCCACTATATAATCTTGATCAAAAGGTATAATGTACCCTGCTGTTAATGAATCTAAAAAAGGCATACAGGTTTTAACTGTTGGTTTATGTAAATTATTTTCATTAAATCTAGAAAGTTTTTTATATTCTTGTGGTATAAAATGAGAGGCTGGTTTGGGATGTGGCCAAACAGATAACATCTCTCCGTTACTGGCACAAAAAGTTATTTTTTTATTTAACATCTTTTTCAACAAAATTAAAAGACATTGATCTTCTAATTTCTCCTTTATTTTTTACTTTAAACGGCATTACAAAATGTTGATGCCTTGCTTCAAATATATAAAAATCCCCTGTTTTAGGAGTCATATAAACTGTGCCTATACCATCTGCCGATGTAAATCCTAACTGCCCATCTTTAAATTTATGTATATTTTTACCAGTGTCATTTTTAAACTCAGGGATTTTTAAAAACAATACAGTAGACCACCCTGTTAAATCATGATGAGTATGTGGTGGATTGTATTCTCCTTCTTTCATATCATTTACCCAACAACTAAGTATATCCAAATGTTGGTTTCCTGTTCCTAAATTTACTTGAGTTAAAGTTGTAATATAATCGTGCATACATGCTACAATATCTTCAAATATATCTGTGCTTTGTAGTATATTAGTAAATTCTAATTCTGAGTCTAATCTTCCAGCTAATCTATGATTAAAAGAATTAAGTTTTTCTTTTTCTTTTTCGTATTTAAAATTTAACTTATTAATTTTATCAATAGGTAAATTATAACATTTAACTATTCTTCCAAAAATTGTTGTTTGAGATCTCATTTTACAAATTCTATCCATCCATTTATCATAAATTTTTCTCCTTTTAAAGGAGGGTTTCCTCTATGAATATGTGTCCAATAAGCAGGAGCAAAAACAAGTCTGCCACGCTTTGGTTCAATTCTTTTATGTTGATATAAAAACTCTGTTTCTCCACCTTCTTCACAATCATTTAAATACATGAAGACTAACAAAACTCTTCTAGCTGTAGACAATCCAGATGATTCACAATGCCAAGCATGATATCCTTCTCCTGGTATTGTTCTCTGTAATTTTATATCTGTATTTAAAGCATATTGTTCTAAACCTTCTTGTAAGATTGTATTTTCTTTTTTATAAATTTCAAAAGGTGGACTAATTGCTTTAGTAAATTCATCCATTAACCAACTATTAAAAGATAATAATGTTGAATCTTTTTCGTTTTGTAGAAAATAAACTTTATTATCCATAGTCATTGGTGAACCAATAACATCAACTCTATTAATAGTTTGAACTTTTTTAAAATGATCTAATACTTTATTACAAAAAGATTCAGTTCCAACACCATCAAAAATTCTAATAAAGTCTGTCATTCTTTTTTCTGCTCCTTTCATAACATAAATTTGCTGTCAAGAAAACAATTATAAAAAGATTGCTTGATATATTCTGTACACATGTTTAAATTAGATCTCACCCAAAAATTATAAATCAAGGAGATATTATGGAAAATCAAGAAGTATTGAAGGCTA